GTGGACTGTGAAGCCGTGGTTTAGTTGCCCCTCGTAGGGCTTTGGACTTTCTGGGCTTAGTTGTCATTGATCTGGATCAGGTCGGAGCTTAAAAGGACTGTCCAGCATCGTCTCGGACTGCATCGGGGAGGTATAGGTTGAAAAGACAGGGGGGGTAGCCGTCTGTGCTAAAAAAACGCCATCATTGAGCGCACCCTTGCGCAGGTTGCATGACTTGCACAGCACCCTCAGATTCTCAAGGCTATGATCGCCACCCACCTTGCGTGGAATCACATGGTCAATATGCATCTCGCCCTCATCTGTTCCACATATCTGGCAGAAGCGACCATCACGCTTGAACACGCGTTCACGCTGCTCTCGATACCTACGAGAGTTCAGCTTATCTATAGCCATTAGATCTCATCATAACAGTTACCGCATAACCACCAAGCATGCACTTGCATGAGCTCTGACTCTGGTGTGTCAGTCTCACATCTGGTGCACTTGATAGTGCATTCATCTAATGCCATCCCTTAGCCTTCCAATGTGCAAGGGCTATGCATGGTTCACCATACCTATGCCCTATGTACTTCAATCCCCATTGTATCTGCTTATAACCATCAACCCTAGATAGATACTCACTGCGCCCTTGAGGAATACCATGATGTGATCCATTACGAGCCAATGGTCTCCAGTTGCTTTCCTTTGTATAAAGTATCTCTAAACACTTGAACTCTTTATAGTTATAGCCTAATGAATGTAAAGCATATTCTTTATAGCTTACATATTGCACTGGTTTAGATCCACCTGCATCAGGCATGATGCATAGAGCTATCCCAATAGCTACTAGCACCCCGCGAGCTACGCCCCTAAGGGGCTCGCGGTGAGCCTTTGAGAGGCTCTGCCGAGTTAGCGTACCATCGCTGTCAAATCCATTTGTATAAGTCCTGCTCAGAGCGGTGTTTCGTTTCATAGTTCCTCCTAATCACCGGCTGTGGATAAGTTCTGTGGATAACTATTTATCCGTACTATAGAAGCCTTTACCCTTGAAGTGTGTAGCTGCTGCCCCTATAACTTTAACCATCGGTTCATTACAATAGTTGCACAAGATCACTGGTCGATTGTTCCATCCGTGATTGATCTCTTGATTAAGATTGCATCTGGTGCATTTGTAATCATAGGTTGGCAAGTTAAGCACTTCCTTATCATGTATGACCCACATCCAGAGCATCGGTCTATGTCTGCCTCTGTAGGTTCTTTGTCTAAATGACCGTATCTTAATATGAGTAGTGGCAAGAGATCCTCAAGTCGAATGATCGCGGCATACTCACGCGCATCTTCACCCTGTCCGTTGAGTCTGATAACCCCAAAGCCTAATTCCCCCGAAATGGCTGTACGGCTTTTCAGCTGTGCTAAATATGCCTTAGGTTGAAATCCAGCGCGGGCTTTGACTTCAACATCGAATGGCACATTAACAATATCCTTGCCACTACCCCTTCCGACACATGCGCCTTGCCATACAGTCGATAGGTACTGTGCGACAACACGCTCTGTGCGGAAACCTCTGTGTTTCCTATGCTGACTCATAGGTGATGCTTGTTCTCACAATTCTTGCAGAAGAATAGGACTGCACCATCATGGATGCGATCATACTCATTAACTTGAGCGAATGAATCGCAGTCCGAGCAATTCTCCACGCCACCATATCCGCTAAAGCTGTATATATGGCGATCTACTGGAGATCTATAAATCTCATCGAAGTTAAACTTAGCCATTGACTGTGCTGCATTTCAAGCATTGCCATGAGACTGTTCCATTAACAGCATCTTGAGATAAATCAACCAGGTTTTTAATCTGGACTGGCTCATTGCATAACTGACATGGGACAAAGGCTGACATTAGATCGACCCACTCGCCATTTATCTTGATTCCGATGTTACCCATTAAACTCTCGCTTTCTGTGGTTGGAACTTTCCGTCTGATCCCAAGGTGTACCACTTGGTAGGGCATCTATGTGCCGATGAGATCGCTGTATTACAGAAGTAGCCACCCCATGCTTTGCCATTCTTTTCACCTTCACGCCACTGCATGTGTCCATGCTCGCATGATGGAGCTTCTACTGCCTCGCCTGTTCCCATGATCGCAGCTACATTCTCCATAGCCTTTTCAAGTGTGACAGGTGCATCGACTACGCCCCGATATTCGCCAACAGGTGTAGTCCAGTAATCCTGATCATCTGCCTTGACATCTTGAACTGGTGGCTTTACTACTTTTGTAGCAACGACTTTAGTCATTTCTTCTCGGCTTGGTCTCTTTCCTTTAGGCGCATAACCTGCATTTGCAAGTGCTCTGCCGATTGCCGAAGTCTCGCAATTCTCCAGTGCTGAAGTCTGATTAACGCCTCGGCTAGTAACTGTTTCTTCAGCGTACCCTGTTGCCCATGCAACGCCATCTTCAGCATTCTTAAATAGATAAGCTTTAACGATGTATCGAGAAGCCTCGACAACTTCCAACTCAGTAGATATACGAAACGAAGGATAATCCTTAATAAACTTTTCAAGTCGAACCTCCACTGGTTCATAGTCGGCTAAATTAAACATAAAGTTCATTCTCCTCTGTTGCTAGTTGCCCTGCGAGTGCTCCATAGCTGCATAGATCGACCCAGTTGTCGATGTGTTGGGCTGATTGATTAGTCCGTGCAAGTTTAACGAGCACCATGATCCCTGCGACTTGATAATCGTGGATCGGTGTCTGTAGGTATGCACTGAGGAGCATTGCGGTGTGTTGCAGGTTATCCGCAGGGTGACCATACGATAGCCCACGATCGCGGATTGTGTCTGTTGCGGTAAGTAGGATCTCATTAGCGCGCATCTGTTGTCACTCGCTGAAATGACTTAGCCACGATTAGCCCCTCGCGCTTGCCTTCGTTAAAGCCCTTAGCCCAGCCTACTAAATACCATAAAGCATTAGCTGCAAGTAGCAGCACAATCATTGGCATCTCAAAGCTCATTGTATTTCCTATCTGCATCCAGTGCCCTCGACTGGCTTACAGAATTAGTGTGACAGAAGTGACCGACTAATCAAGCACATTCTGATAACGAAACGATAACGATTCTCCCTCGTCCACGGCATCATCTAAGCTGCGCTTGATATCAGGCGTAAAGTCGTCCATATAGGGTAAAGGATCCGTCCTTGTTAATAGGCACTAAGAATGGGCTAACTCGATCTCCATGTGTCTCAATGACTGCCACAGACATCTGCCAATTAGCACTGCCAGCCTTGAGATAAGAGGCTTTCTTCTTGTCCATGACATTTCCTGCCTCTAAGCCCCAAAGAGTCCTGTATTGGCTTCCTAAGCCTTCTGTATAGGCACTGATTCCAGCCCTGTGAGTGTGTCCACAGACTACAGACTTGCCGAACTTTTTAGCCAAGCCAAGAGCTGTAAGTCCAGCATTGGAATTCATCGATCCTTCGTCTCCGTGGACTAAGACCCAGCCTTTATGGAACTCGAATGGCTTTTTATGAAAACGAATCCCCAAGTCATTGAAACCCATAAAGCGGGAGTACTCGAGTTCTGGAAGTCCGATGAGGCTAGGAGCTCCTCTAACGAGAGTGTGGTATAGACGATCGGTGTGGTTGGATCGAGTGATGTCGGTAGTGCCGAGATCCCAGAGGATGTTTTGAGCGAGACTTCGATCATGATCTAGCTGCCCTTCATATTCCAGATGTGTGCCTTTAGCCCACTTGGACTGGCTCTGCATATCAAGCTCATCGCCTGTGTTCAGGATTAAATCGAACTTCTCGCGCTTTACTAACTTGATAAGATTCTTAACTGCTTGCTCATGATGATATGGAATCTGTAGATCCGAGATCACCAAGTATCTGCGTTTAGTCATCATCCTCATCTTCGTAATCCCCGAACTTCTCAGGGTCAATGGGATCAGGCAGAATCCAGTGAGGATAGGCTTGCGGTTCTGTGATCATGAACATGGCAATGTCCTCTGCGAAACCTGCTCGCTTTAATGAACAGAAGTACTCATAAAGTCCAATGCAATAAGCATCGAGCTTTGAGTAACCTTGTTCCTCTAACGCCTTAGTTGCTTTTCTTGCCATAAGAAAATTATCGCTCTAGAAGTATGTTATAGATCTCATCGACACGCGAATGCAGTCGCTTAATCTCTGCTAGTAAATGAGTAATGACAAAGCCCGACAAGCCACCAAGTGTGACTAGCGTGGCGATGTAGAGCTGAAAGAAATCTGCTTGGCTCACTTTTTAGGGCTCGCATAACCGAACACGCCTGATAGCACTGCCCATAGGATTGCGCGATAGTCAAGGTCAAAGTTACTTGATGCCCATGCAGCAAGGAATGCTCCACCGGCAAGGATGACAGGGTTTTTCATGTTCTTCATTATTCTCCACCTAACATAGATACTTGAAAAAAAGCACCATCATTGTCAGCTTCTTTCTTAAAGCTAACATGCATGTGCTTAGTGTGTTTGTTAGCCCCTGTGTACTTGCGCCATTTCCAATTAAGGATTCTGGAGCAGATTCGTCCATCATAAATGATGTAACTAATACGCTTGTCTTTCTTGGATCTGGACAAGGTACGAAGCTGATCAGCAAGATCTCCCATGATGTCTGGCTTGCTACCCTTGAATAAGTCTTTGTCCACATCAATGGCACGAACCCAGCCCTGCTCATCTGGATTATGATCTGACTTGCGAGCAGCGTGTCGGGTATCACCGATCCAACCATCCGATGCGCGGTCACGATCTGGGAACGAGTCATCGATCTGCTCTCTTAACTGGACAGCAGCTTTACTTAACTTAGGCTTCACCTAAAATCCGAGAGACTTCAAATCGTCTAGATCTAAACCAAGTGCAACAAGTTTTGCTATTGCTGCTTCTTTTGCTGCAACAGCTGCTGCTTTTTGCTCGGCTTTCCAAGCATCGAACTGTGCAAAGCCAGCCTCAAATGCTTCTTTTGTGATCGGTTGTGCTTCAAAAAACTCAACACCATCCCAGGAATCGCCATTGATAACCCAACCGCCATCAGGTAATAACATACCTAAAACATCTGCACCTGTTGCCATCATTATGCTCCAATTTCCATAAGAATTATTTGAGATGATCCTGCACCATCTGCCTGACACAAAACCTGCACAGTAGAATTAGTGCTGCAAAATGTTGTTTTATATGTACAAGCAGATGTCGTTGCTGGCTCATCCAAATAATTAATGCTTGCTCTTTGCTGTTGCAGCAGTGCGCTAACTGTTTCCAATAGAGTGCTATCTGCCAACAAAATTGTGGTGCCATTTCTTACTAAACGCAAGCTCATTGATGTAGCCGAGTTTGAATCATTTTTAGTCACTTTTTGTGCTACCAAAACCAACACTTTGCTTGAAGCAGACGATGGGGTGATTGTGGCAGTTAAATTAGTATCAACAAAAGTATTTGTCGAGGAAGCAACAGTTGTTGTGGTAGTTCCCATGATTACCTGTAAAACTTTGCCACCGCCAGCAGCTGTAGCCCACTTCAATCCTGTCGCAGTAGTTGAATCTGCTGTTAGAACTTGACCATTTGTGCCCACTGCTAAACGAGCGGGTGTGTCGTTTGCAGTAGCTGCAATGATGTCACCCTTAGCATCAACGATTGAATTCTGAATAGCGTTTGAGTCATCCTGTGCAACCCATGAGAAATCCATGTCTGTTCCAGATGCCTTAGCAAGTACCTGACCTGTAGTGCCACCTTTAAGATCTAGCAGTGAAGCATCGATTGCATCGCCTAGACCCTCAATAGCGGTTGCGCCATCCTTGACTAGGTCTGTACTGGTTGGTACTGGCCAACCAAAATTAGGGGTTGTTGTTGCCATTAGGTTAGAGCTCCGATCGCTTTAGACCACTGTAGTGTACCATTTACGCCACTCCAGATGGTGTTAGTTGGAATTACTGTTGCCCATGTCGGGGCTATAAGAGAGAAGTCTGTAGGTGAGACATAGATAGTTGCATCCACGAATGTTGGTGTGGCTCTCATAGAGATGCCCTCTACAAAGCCTGAGAAGTACCCCTCGAACATGTTGAAGGGTAGGTTAGTGATAACTACTGGCTCGCCAAAAAATAGGTTAATTAGGTCATCTCTAAGGGCATCTGGCATATTAGGATTGTCAAGTCTAAAAGTAATCTGATCTAACTGTGTTCTAGGCACTGAGCGCAGGGCTAGATCGCGCTCGATGATGTCCTCGATATCTGCCAGAAAGCGGATATTGGAATCGAATGATCTTTGATAGCGACCATAGGCAGTGATAGAAGCATCATCTGTAGCTGAGTAGGTGCTGCCGTAGTCATTGCCATAGCGCACAATCTCGCTGTTGCGGATTTTCCCAATCTGAAGGATTGACTTAACGCTGGCAGGGGAAGCATAGTTGCCATCTAACTGGGTTGAGCCGTTAGCTGCTAAGTAGTTACTTCTATGATCCGCATCGGCATACGAGATGCGACCCTGCTTGTCCTCGTAGAGCGTTCCGAGTGCGCTGTCTGCTATCTGCTGGACTAAAGTCTGTGTGTTTCGGTCTGCTGCGCTGAGGTTGTCCATCTCATACAGACCAGTATCGATCTCACCTAATCCCACATTCTCAGCATTAGCCCATGTAATAGTCGGATCGTAATTGACCCATTGAAGCGCAGGTGCTACTTCTATCCACTCATTGACTAGGAGTTCCTCTAAGATAATAGCGATCTGTTCGCCATCTAGATTGTGTGCCACAGAATCTGTGTAGATCGCCTTAGGCAGTTTAGCCAGAGCACCGACTGCAAGGATTGACCCGAGAGTTACATATCCGATTTCTTCTGGGCTTCTGACTGAGGTTGAGAAGTCTGAGACTGTGCCACCGAATACAGGCACATAAGTGCCACCGCTATCCTTAAGCTCTAAGGTCAGGGAATCTGTAACATCGATGTCAAAAAGAGCGTTGGTCGAGTTGATGATGTCCATGCGAGCATAACCTGCTTGGCATTGGCGATCGATATCAATGCGACCTGTAGTAAGACTTACCCCAGTTACATTGGTATAGACAGTCGTTCCGACTGTGATGCGCCATTCTGGAAGCCATGTCATACGGCTAGAAGTCCTGTAGAGCTAGTGCCTCGCTGATATGACTGACGGATCACATCTTCTACAGCTCTAGCGATAGCCTCTGGATCACCGACTCCAGTATTAACTGTGATGTTTGTACCGCCTGTGCCACCACCTGAACCGCCTCGGTTCATGTAAGGGCTATAGCCACCCATATCACCGACTGAACTTTGGTAAGCAATGAGGTCGCGTAGATCTTGAGCATTCTGCATATCTAGCAGATCTGCGAAAGCATTGGCACGAGCTGAGGCTGCATCTGCATATTCAAGAATAGCCTCAATAGATCCGCCTGTTGTCGTGATAGGCGCGATAAAGTCTGCTGCTGGAATGCCTGAACCTAGTGATCCGCTTGTCGGTATCTGTGCTTTACTTTCGGTATTGGCTTTTGAAAGTAGATTTAGCATCTCTCGGATCTTAGCAAGGGCTGCATCTAGGTTGCCTAAATCAATTAAATCTTTAGGCTTGAGACCCTCAAGGATTGATTTGATATCTTGCAGTTTTACATTCTGACCAGACAGTGCGCTGAAGATTTTGAGATCTTCATTAAGTCTCTTTGTTGCAGCAGTAATGGCTGCTTCATCTTTAGCAGCAATAGCATCTTCTAGATCTGACATCGACTTCTTAATGTTTAGTCGAGCCGTATCATTGGCAATCTGTAATCTTTGTGTGTCGGTTGTGGATTTTGCTAATAACTCTGCTTGATTCTGGAGAGCTGCTGCATTCTGGATCTTCTCCATGTCAAAGACTTCTTCACCCTTGCCAAGAGCAAGGTTAGCCTTATCAATAGCCAGTTTTAATTTAGCAGCCTTTAAGGCTTTTATTTCTTCTGCTGTAAGTTTCTTCTTAGCCCCTAAAGTCTTTACAACATACTCAGCTTGAAGTCTGGCTAGATCTGCTAATCCCTGTGCCTGTACACCGCTACCAGCAGCGACTTGACCCATACCTCTTAAGATCTCTAGATAAGTGCCAAGAATTGGAATCATTCCAACATTCAGTCCAGAAACCCCGGGCAGTGACTTTAACTTTTCTGTCAGTTCGCCAACACCACGAATAACATCGGCAATGTAGATCGCTGTATTCTGCATGGAAGTTGCTAGGTTATCGACTGAATCTTGTTCGCCTAAGCCTTTAAGAGCATCAATTAAACCTGTGCCAATAATTTCAGAAGCATTAGCAGATGCAACTGCTAACTTATCGATTGAGCCTTGAAAAGTATTAGCAGACTGTGTTGCAGCTCCTGCGAATGTGGTTTCAAGTTGTCCAATGATATCTTCGAACTTGCCAGCCTTGAGATCTGCCTTTGAAATGCCTACGCCCAGACGAGATAGGGCAGCGTTATTCCCCAGGTATGCACGACTTAACGCTCCTGTAACCGATGCTAAATCTTTGCCAGTTGCAGCACTTATATCTAGTGAAAGATTGAGAAGTCTTTGTGCCTCGTTAGTGTTCTGTGTTGCGACCGCTAGTGTCTGATACGCGGGTCTCAACTTGTCATCAAGAATTCCGAACTCACTCTGTAATCTTTGGATGTAATCCTCAGAAGATGCGGCATCCCGACCTAGTCCAACATTCTTAAGAGCTAGGGCTAATTGCTTCTGCGCCTTCTCATCTTCTGCTGCTGCTCTAACTGCTTTCTTTCCATAAGCAAGAATTGCCTGACCACCAAAAGCCAGACCCAATGCCCCTGCCAATTTCTTGACATTCTTGGTCATCTTGTCTGTTGCTGTTTCGGCTTGTCTGAAAGCCTTCTTGCCAGTAAATTCGGCAGCAATATCAATCTTTACATCTGCTGCCATTATTTCACCTGTGTCCTTTTTTCGAATTCGATTTTAGACTTTTCAATCGCTTTAATAACTGCTGCGTTCGCCTTGCCTTGATCTTCTGCCCATGCACGAAAGATTGCGCGACCCTTCATCTTACGAGAAGCGCGACCTGCTTGCCCTGTCTCTCTTTGATAAGCATTGACAATAGGTGAAGTGCGACTCATAGCATCAATAAATTGCTGACCAGCATTAGGGTTATTGCTAACAGACTCACCCTTAGATCCTGATCGGATTGTCTTTCCAAAATTAGAATGATTAGGTGCTACGACTTTAACCAATGGAGCTTGAGGTCTGCCTTGTGGATTTAATCGACCAGCAGTCTCATAGATAGAGCCAGATGGTGAAGCATTAACGATGCGAGCAAGTGCGCGAAAACCTGAACGATTAGGCTTCGATGGTGAAGTTTTATAACCAACGCCACGCTTAGCTTCAGATGATGACCACGCTCGATTGCCCCATGTGCCATTGCCACTCTTAGCCCATCCGCTTAAAGGCGCACTAGACGGAATGAATCCGCGAGCCTTAACAGTAATTGGCTTAAGGATTGATGCAATTTCTTTCTGAGTTTCTTTAGCAAGATCAGGTGTGAACTCTCTCAGAGCTTTTCTAAGGGCGACCGCGCCTTTTACCTCTGTTGGCATCGCTCACCTCTTTCGCTTCATCCTTGAGCCCTTGCACTAATGCATCGAGCATGGTCTTATCTAGATCCAACAACTGCTGTGGCGCGATTCCCAACCTAATGCTTAGCCTAGCAATTAGATAGGTGAACGGAAGATCGCGCTTTAAGCTAAAGGGTCTGAGTCTAATACCTCAACACTCTTAAGTGTCTCGATAAACTCAATCCCGAAAGGCTTAACAGTTTCACCTGACCTGCGTGTTACTTCCCATGCTAACCAATAGACATCGCTCTGCTTTTCTTCATCGCGGAACGCCTTATGGAAGCCCTTTTTAGCGTACTGCTCGAATGAGTACTCCACTGCTGGAGTGATCTCGCCTTCCAATACGCTTCCATCTGTACGAACTATCTTTAGTTTTGCCATGAGTTTGCCCCTTTATAGTTTGTTTAGAATGTGCCTGTAGTTGCTACTGCGACTGTTGAGTTAGCAGTAAATGTGATCGACTGAGTAGCCATATCGCCTACAGCGCCATTGATGTCTGTAGTGTTATTGATTAGCAATGAGACTGTGTAAAGAGGGTTAGTAGCAGATACTGCTGTTCCCTTTTCCTGTAGGAATACACAAGTGACTGTTGTACCCCATGCAGCTTGTAGTGTTGCCAATACATTTGCTGTTGCTGTGTCGTTTAGGAAGTCGATTGTTACAGATGATGCTTCCAAGCCCTTAACGAACTTGTGTGCTGTGTCACCCATTGCAGTTACTTCTAGCTCATCGAATGTGCGGTTAAGAGTGATTGATGTGACATGGTCAGAAAGATCAACAGTGTTAATCTTCACGCCAACTTTATTATTTAGAAATACAGCCATGAGATTATTCCTCGTCTTTCTTAGTAGTTACTGGCTTTGGTGCTGGTGTGCTTACTTGCCCGATTTTCTTCAGGAAGTCAGCGTTTTCTTGTTCCCACTCGGACATGTTTAGCTCCAACTCGTTAGGATTGATACGGACATCTCGCAGCTGAGTAGGTCACCCGATGCAGCGTTGAGAATACTTGGTGCGCTTATTGCGCTTACATTATAGGTCAAAGATGATGCTGCGAGCTTTGCGAACACGCTGCAAACAGTATCTTCAATCCCGTTAAGGTTTCCCTCATTGTCAAATAGCGGAACAGTCATAACAATCTTAAAGTTAGCCATAGGGCTAATGGTGATGTGCTGATTGTTGCTAGGTGTCAAATAAGGATCATCTGGAGAAACAATCACAGAGTTAGCAAGGACTGTTGCAGGTGGAAAAGCAAATGTCTGCCACTTAGCGTTATCGACTAAAGCCGTTGCTAATGTAGTCCTAAGAGTAGTGACGGCAACAGGCATCAGCCCACCATCGAGTTAGGTGATAAGCAGTGCGCGATCAATCCTCGCACCTTAGCGAGAAGCTGTGCGCTCATTCGGTAAGGGCTTGGCTGGAAATCTACAGCGTTACTGCCTGAGAGAGTGGCTGTACGCGCTTGCCAGATTTCAACAGATATCATCAAAGCTGCTTGCTGAACTGCTGTATCAGTTGCATAGTCAGTGACTGTACCTGCAACAATTCCAAAAGGCTGGACGGCATGAGTGCCTTGATCTGCTCCAGTTGCAGAATATGAAAGTGAGCCCGAACCAATGGCAGTGATTGTCTTAGTGCCGTTATATGGGCTTCCGTTTTTAGTAATGATTATGCTTTGTCCTACATAGAAATCTTTAGAAATCTCTTGACCAAAGTAAAGAGTTGCCACATTGTTTGTAAGGCTTTGATGAGTGTTGTAAAGCTCGTTCTGCCAAAGCATAGGCAGAAGGACTACATCCGTTGCATCACATACTTCTTGAAGGGTTGCATCTGGATACAAAGTACCGACTCCGAGTGTTGCACGGAGTTCTGCGACTGTTGTAAGTGCCATGATGATCCTTTCTCAAGACTCTGGGGAGTAGAGGGCTACTACTCCCCAGAGCGACTTAGTGAGTTTTTACGCCTTGTTATTCTTGAATGCGCCAGCGCCAACCTTAGTTGCGATAGCACCGAATCCGTAGTAACCAACTGTAACTGATCCGTTAGCTGTTGATTCTGCGCGTAGGCGGTATGTTGGTGACTCGTACCATGTGTAAGCATCTGGGTTTACGATGAGGATAGTTCCATCGCCATCGCCACCATTTGTTGGATCTACATAGAGGTTAAGTCCTGCAACATTACCTGTTAGTGATGTTGGTGATACTTGACCGCCAGCGTTCATTGGCTGTGATGCTGTGTAGATTGGACGACCTGCATCGTTTAGAGACATGATGTTAGACCATTGTCCTGTTGAGACAACCATGTTGCGAGCGAATGGGTTAGGTAGTCCTGCTGTTGCTGCATAAACTGATGCTGAACCGCGAGCAACAATTCCTAGCAATTCTGCTGCTGTTGGATATGTCACTGTTGTTGTTGCATCGGCTGTTGCACCTGAGATAAGTGCTGCATTAACTGCTGCGTTAGTTGCCTTTGCGTAAGCTGCTGCCATGTTGCGGACTAGCTCATCAAAGAATGCTGGAGATGTACGATCTAGCAATTCAACAGAGAATGTCTGCTGTCCTGCATACTTCTGTACTGATACAGATAGGAATGCAGCGTTCTGATCTGTGTCGCTGAACGCATCGCCTTCTGGCTCAATCGCAACAGTTGGAACTGCTGTGATCTTTGGAATCTCGAAAGTCATACCTGCATCTGGCAATACTCCACGAGAGATTGCATCGATTGAAGGACGGATTGTTGTAGATAGTGGGTTGATGATTTCTGACAACTGACGAGTTGGAACAAGTCCTGCGTTGTCTGTTGTGTCATCTGCTGCGCGTAGGTATTGACGAGCGTTGTCGTCACCTAGAGCTGCACGGATTGTGTTTTCTGCATACTTAGCTGCTGTTACTTCAATGCGTGGCTTTGTGAAGTATGCTGCTGAAACAGTTGGGCGAGCAGCTTCAACCGCTGGTGCTTCAACTGGTGTTGCTTCGACTGCTGGAGTGGTGTTTTCCACGGTGGCTGTCTCGCTTTCTGTTGGTTGGGTGATTTCTTCTACAGCAGATTCTTCTGCTGCAATATCAGTAACCTGAGCAGACTTAAAGGCTGGCTCTGTTACTAAACTTACTTCGACCAAGCGAGCAGCAGATACATAAGTAACGCCATCCTTGATCTTTGACTTGAGTACTTCTGCCCCGATGCTTAAACCTGACTGCAATCCTTCTTCTGCAAGGATTAGGGCTTCTGTACCGCGCTGAGAGCGACTGATAGAAAATACTGCATCGATTGAGTTATCTGATTCGCTAAAAGAAACCATGCGACCTAATGGCTTCTTAGCATCATGCTGACTCAGCAACTTGATTGCTTTAGGATCTTCGATAGCAATAGATCCAGAGGCAAAGATTACCTTGCCCATATTTGTAGATCCTGCTTCGACATTGAGAGGCACAATCTTGCCTGATACTGTGCGACTTGCTGAGTCTGCTGTGAGATCAGCTGAGAAGGTGATTACTTGGTTCATTCTAGACCATTGCTTCCGTTAGGTGTTAGATCTGTCATTTCCATAGCCTGTTCCTGGGTAACCAGATTAAGGGCTAGGAGTTTTTCAATTACTGCGAGTTCTTGCAGTGGATCAGTGCGCAGAAAGTTCTTATCAATATCGAACTTAACTACATTGCCACGAGCAGTAATATCATCCATTGACAAGCGATCTTCAATCGCAGTAATGAATGGCTGTAGAGATAGTGTTAAAAATTGCTTGCGTTCATCATTGACATTCTGATATGTATAACTTGAGTTTTGATCTGCTGACACATAGATCGCTGGCACATTGCATAATCGCGCAATTTCAGTAGCAAGATTCTGAATAGCCTCGTTGTACATCATGTCTTTAGGAGAGAAACCAACAGTCTTATAATCTAAAGTGCTTGTTAAATAAGCAGTAGAGTTATTCTGTCGAGCTCTTTTCCATGCCGCTAATAATCCTTGCACTTCTGCCGGTGGTAGGTCAGCACCTGAGTTCTGGATGAAGCCAGTGCTCATTGGAGTGGCTGCTGCAATCGCTGCTGACTTCTGGACATCGATAGCTGCGCGAATTGTCTGAACTCCAGTGTTAAGAATGCCATCGCCTAATGATTGGAAAGTAATCAAAGATCCCAATCCGTCCATTGGCAAAGTAGTGCCATCGACTGCATAAGATCTAACAAAAGTATTGGTGCTATCTAGTGTTGCAGTTACTCGATGGTTAGCAATCCACTCAAAGCGAGATGGTCGTCCGTCCTCGGAATAAACTTCGACTACTTTCCAGAAGGCTTGCCCGTAAAACAGAAGTGAATCAACAGTCCATGCAATCGTTACAGATCGTGGCTGTGAATATGAAGGCTGCTCTAACCATGCAGGTGAGCCAAGTTCTTCATTTGTAGATTTCTTATAAAGCTCTAAAGGAATCGCTCCGATAGTTCCACACAATAGATTGCGACAGCGCATAAGTGCTGGGACGGAGATCGCTTCGCTTCTGCCAATGAAAGCATATTGAAACGGCATTGCATAAGGTGAATACTCACCGAGCACCTGAGGTGCGGACTGAGCTTGTAATTGTGGCTTAGGTTCAAGCCCGAATGTCTGCAAGATTCTACCCATAGACAGAAACTATAGCATTTGTCAAGCAATTAGACAATGTGATATGGGTGTGTCTAAGTAAAGATTTGTGGTTTAGGTTGCGGGATCATTAACTTGCTGACGACCATAGCCAAGCCAATAGGGGCTGAGATATCTCCAGCACTCTTTCGCTTGATGATTCTCCAAGCCGAATCATTGACCTTAGCTGCGCAGTTATTCATCTGCTGGATCAGTTCTTCTTGCCCATTATGGATAACTCGATGATTGACCAAGCCTTCTAATAGATCTCCACAGGCTTTGTAGAATTGCTGACCCGAAACATCCTCGACCATAACTCCAGCATTTGCTAGGCGATCTGCGATTGTCTGGGTGGCATACTTGTCATAGCAGACTAGCCGTGGTTTATAAATGTCGCACCATGCCTTTATACTTGCTGCCATCTTTAGCTCATCGATAGCAACCTGAGAGCTGTAAGTCTCCAAGATTCCGATGCCAATCCTCCCATCTGGGAGTAGCTGTCCTGCGACTAATGATCCGTTCCTGCGTGAAGGACTGACATCGAAACCGAATACAGTATAAGCCCCTGGACTCATTTCCAGCGTGTTATCCGATGTATCTTCTAAGATTCCATGTGGCCACGGACTGCTTAGCGAATCGATCCACTGGCAAAGAGTCTCAGTACGCGTGTTCTCAATCGGTGAAGTAGCAATCGCCTCCTCAATCGCCTCCTCTGTGATGGTGTATCCCAGAGAGGGGTTAGCCAAAGCCCATGCATTGCGATCGTCTATCTTGCAGTATTGCGGAGCTGAGTATTCATAAAATCCAAAAGACTTGGGTGGATAGTCGATAGCTCTTTCTCGTAGGTCGTTGAGTACAGTGCTGAAAGCGTCTCCTGCATTAGAGGTAAGAAGCGTTTGAGAATTTGGGTGAGCTCTAGTTGTAGGAGTAGCAGCTCTAAATCCATCTTCTGTGATCTCTCGGACTTCATCGATGTAGAGCAGTCCATTGACTGATCGACCGCGAGAGCCGTCTCTAGTTGCTGCGACAACATCAAGCCTTGCTCCAGATAGCATCTCAATAGACTCTGTGCCGTTGGCGTGTCTGATCTGTTTAACGAATCCTTTAAGGTGGTCATTGGTCTCCAATAGGCTGGTTACTTGTCGGAATGTGTCTAGTGCCATGCTTCTGTTCGAGCTCATGATAAGGACATTGGTGTTCCACTTAATCAAGTGTGCAAGGATTAACATACGCGCCAGATGTGTCTTACCATTCTGACGAGCGACCAAGATGAGGTTTGTCTTACGAATCCAAGAGCCTTTTTTGTCCACAGTGAGCATGTCCTTGAGCACAAACTCCTGCCACGGCATGAGATCCATCTTGACTATTGCGCATAGATCTTTAACATCTTGCAGCTTGTTTTCGCCCTTGAGAAGTGGACTGTGAAGCCGTGGTTTAGTTGCCCCTCGTAGGGCTTTGGACTTTCTGGGCTTAGTTGTCATTGATCTGGATCAGGTCGGAGCTTAAAAGGACTATCCAGCATCGTCTCGGACTGCATCGGGGAGGTATAGGTTGAAAAGACAGGGGG